ACATCAAAAATCTTCTAAGAGTCGTGACAAGGTGGCGAAGGATGGAAACGTCCGAGCTATTGGTAACGGAGACTTTAAACACGGTTGCCAGAGGGGTGTCTTCCTTACGTTTCGATTTAAGTATCATTCAAATATGCCTTAACGCTAGGTTGACTTTGACAAACAAGGAGGGGTAGTGAAACAATGCGTTCAAAAATATAACCAATAACCAACATGAGTAACAAATCATCATCAAGCAGTGGAGGAATCGGATTTTTCGGACTCCTCACAATCGTATTTATCGCATTAAAGCTCACTGGATTCATCGCGTGGTCATGGTGGTGGATCACAGCCCCGCTATGGGGTCCCATTACTATCGTTTCAGTAATCGGGGTAATAGCTGCAATCGCTTTTATCATTATACAGATAATCAACTTAATCGCCAGAAAGTCTAAGACCAATAACGGGAGTAGATCAATAAGCCGCCACCGCTAACCTAAACCGTGAGAACCATAAAAAGAATTCTACGGCTATTTAAGCCTAAACCGAAGCAGCTAACCGCGTTCGACATCCTCAAAGTGATGGGGAAAACGATAATAGTCGGAGGGGAATCGCAGCTAGTGACGAACGGCAAATTCGAAGAAACCGAAGACGGATACATAATTCAAATTTTCACCGTGAAGGGTGATTGGGATAAAGACCTTTACCCCGAAGCAATCAAGTAAACCAAAACTATGAAAACAATACGACGACACTGCAAAACGTGCAAACAACCTCGCCCCTTCTCAAAGCAAGGGATTAACCATATACTCCATTTTTTCATTTCGTTATTCACGTTTGGGTGCTGGCTTCCCGTGTGGATCTTGCTGGGGTGTCTGAGCATCTTCCGCCCGTATCGCTGTGAATTTTGCGGAAAGGGGCGGATGTGAAACAGCAAGAAGCGGCAGCATTACTATCTCCATCAGACGCCTGCGATTTAAAAACGGCGGTTAACCGGATATTAAGCAGGGTGAAAGAACTTGAAGGTGGTTACGATGACGAAAACTACCCCGCCAAATCAGCCTTGGAACTGAAAAACGAAGACCTTCAACGCGAAAACGATTGCGCGTCGGATGAGATCGTGAGGCTGTCGAAGATGATTGTTGAGTTGGGGTTTGACCCGAGCGTTAAAAAGAAAAAATTATGAGGACTACAAAAATAAAATACGAGAAAGAAATAGAATTCGGAGCCAGCGGAGTCGGGATACATTTCGAGAAGGACGGCATAATCGCAATGGTTGAAATGGATTATTCGGATTATGCGAATAATAATGAGAAAGACGATAAAGAGTTTGAGACTGAGGATTTTAAATTTACGTGGCTGGAGTTATACTCATGGGCGCAAGCGTCTGGGGTTAACGAAGATGGCGAGGGAGGGGCTTCTGTCGTTAAGTCTTTGCGAAAAATGGCAGATGACTTAGAGGATTTTTATGGGTGTTAATAAATAACTCGCGCATCGAGCACGCCGTCAATCACGCTTAGATTCTCAGTAACCTTGAATCGCAAGAACTCAGTCGGCAAGGTAAAGTTCGTAAAGGTTGTCGTATCAGCCCCAAGGGTCAATTCACCCTCCGCCGTATCAAGCCAGTTGATTTGATCGGTGGAGGTTTGGAACACGACTTTGATCGCAAGCTCGTTGTAAATCCGATATGCTGCAATGTCACCACCGACGGAAACGGTCACAGACTCGGCAATCCTCAGAGCGGGAAGCGTGTCTGTCGAATGATCCTCGGTTGAGAACGTGAGATTGTCAGCGGCGATTTCAACCGTTGGAGACAGTGAGAAAAGGATTGTCCCATCTTCGCCGCCCCTTGGAATTCGAAGAGCAAAATCGGTTGCGGCTTCCGTGAACGTCCATGCAAGTTGTCGTTTGCAGTCGAGCCGATCAGTCACGGTAATAACCACCGTAGCGACCGTGCCGGATAGTAGTGGGTTGATTAACGTCCCTGCGTGGTAATCGACTCCAGGCGTCCCATCAGCGTTTAGGGCGCGCTTGAGTGAAAGCATGGTGTCGGATGCGCTCGCGCCGATGTTAACGTCATACGCGGCGGCAGTGGTGTTTTTGAATCTGTAAGCTTGTATGTTTCCTTCGAGGCCGATTGTGAGAATCGCGCCGTCGGACGGATTGGTAAGGGCTGAGATGTCACCCTCGGCAGCGGTTCCAGCTGAAAACGCGGTGATGTTTCCTGATGGGGTTGTCCCGGCTGATGCTTGGTTGATGGCTGTGAATGATTCCACAGATACAGATTCTATTTCACCGTCAATAACGATGTCTTCCGTTGAGGGCTCTTCTGTGATTTCATCTGCGCCGCCCGTGAGTGTTGCGGCAGCCCACGACCCATTCCCTCCCGTTTCCGTAGTCGGTAGATTCCCAGCCTCACCAGCGATGGCGGCGATGGCGGTTACAACGTCTATCGATAAAGTTGCCGATACGCCAGCCAGAGAAACGAAGCTATGAAAGCTGATGCCTATTTGTGTTGACGGAATATTATTTATAACCTCTTTGATAGCCAGAGCCATTTCGAGGCCATCAGCAGAGCCGCCAAGAGTTGTCGTGTTGATGTTAATCGTGTTTGCAGCCCATGGAGCCGACCCGTCTTCAGTGACGGTTATAGATTCCCCGCCTATAATTATTAAACTGTCAGTTCCAGATGATCCAAAACAAGTAAACTCACCTTCGGCGGTTGTCGCGGCGGTAGGTGGTTCAACAGGAATCTCACCATAAATAGTGACCGTTGTTGACTCCGCAGATGCGTCAGATCGCAAGATAATATCGGATTCAGCCGGGGGTTGATTCGTTATCTGATTAGTTGACGAAGTTTTAAACGCTGTATTGGACATAATCTTTTTATACATTAACACAGTTTGTTTGCAACTGCATAATTTAAAGGTTTACAATCCTTAGTAACTTGCTAAGGTTACTTTCAGATGGCAGCAAAAGGAACACTGGTCGGACTACCTGCGGAGAAGCTTACTGAGATGCGGGACGCGATGGCGGACGGCATACTAGCTTCTATGGCGCGGGGAACATCCTACACAATCGCGGGAAGGTCGTTCAGCTTTCCCGGCCTAGACGAAGCGCAAAGAGTCTTAGAAGAGGCAAATTATGCGTTGGGGCTGTTATCTGGCACTCGGTCGAGGGTAGTCCGAGCCAACTTTAACACCGGAATGGGAAGAGGATCATTAGGATGAAAGATTTTAAACCAACATTTTTTGATCGTGCCGTTTGCGCCGTAGCTCCCGCCACTGGTGTGAGACGCATTGCGGCGCGTAAAGTTCTCCATGAATTCTCATACGATGGTGCGCGACATACGAACAAGCGCAATTCAGCGCCTCAAAACATTTCACCCAACTCGTTTGACGTTCAGCGCGACCGATTGCAACTATTGAGAGAGGCGGAAGACCTAGAACGCAACTTCGCCCCGGCGAAACATCTCAACCGAAAATACGCACTCTACACCGCGCCAATCTCATACCACGCTCAGACAGGCGACCCCGAACTGGACGCCGCTGTTGAATCGTATCTCAACGAAGAGGTTTTTCCAAATTGTGACGTAACAGGGCGATTCGATTTCTTCAAAATGATGGAGTTTGGAATCATGGGTTGCAATCGTGGTGGCGATTATGGATGGGCGTTTCTAAGGCCAGAGCTACCAGATGATGCTACCGAAGAGCAAGCCATTGAATACGATCTAAAAATCCAAGCGGTCGAGCCAGATCGGATCGGAGGCATTTATCAAAACGTAGTTTCCAATGATTACGTGTCAGGGCTCATCATAGGTGACTATGGCCAGATTGATGCTTTCCGCGTGTTTCATCGCAGCATGACAACCAGTGTTTATGACAATCCCGTGGACATCCCTGCAAGTCAGTTCGTGCATCTAGTTGACCCGATGCGGATCGACACCTACAGGGGCGTGTCTGTGCTCTCAACGGCAGTTCAGAACATGCGCGACATTTACGAGATGGTGGATTTTGTCAAAGGAAAAGCCAAACTCGCAAGCGCGTTAACCGTCTTCACAAACTCAAACGGAGGGACGCAGGGCTCAGGAGCGTTTGACCCGTATCAAACAAACATCCCCGAGAGCGGCGGCGCGGCAATGCAACAGGATATCCAATTTGGACAGATCAACCACATGCCACAGGGCGCGGATATTAAATTCCCGTCGAGCAATTCCCCGTCATCCGAAGAGCAAGCATTGATTACACTTCTGCTCAAGTTCGTGGCTATGAGTTACGGCTTACCCTATTCTTTCGCGCTGGACGCTTCAACCCTCGGAGGCGTCAGCAGTCGTCTTGAATCCGAGATGGCAAAAGCAGAATTCGAACGTGGCCAGCGCGTTCTCTCACCACATGCGCACAGGATCAAGGACACGTTCCTGATCGATGCTATCGCCAAGGGGATCTTTCCTGTCG